GGAGAAGAATCAATAAAGTTTTTAAAAAAATCTTCTTCTGCCACAATTATTTGTATAACTACATTATTTAATACTTTTGCATAATGACTCATATAATTTCCTAAGCAAGATAATTACCAGAAGTTGTAAAAGTGTGATATGTATAACCGCCAGAACTTACAACAGTTCCACCAGATCCTCTTTGAGAACCAGAATATCTAATAATTACTAACCCTGAACCACCATTTCCACCATTATGAGAACTTGTGTTTGCTCCGCCACCAGCTCCTGATCCAGTATTGGCAGTACCATTAGTTGCGCTTGCGCCACCATCTATTGCACCACTTCCGCCACCGCCTGAACCACCAGTTGCAACAGAACCTATATAAGTTCCAGCCCCACCACCACCACAATAATATCCGCTTACACCAGTTGATGTGGCAGAAGCCCATGTAGAATAAGAATTTGTACCTGCTCCACCTGAACCGCCTTGCGTGCCAGAACCATTTCCACCTGCTGCAGAAAATCCACCACCGCCACCTGGGCCACCTGTATTATTACCAGTTCCGCCTGCACTTCCTTGTCCTGAAGTTGCGCTACCGCCTGAAGTAGTACCACCACCTGATCCACCACCACCTGAACCACCATTTCCGCCTGAGCTAACCCAGTTACCACCACCGCCACCGCCTGTAGCAGATGTTAATGATCCAAATGATGAAGTTCCACCTGTTACAGCAGGCAAATTATTTGACGTAGTTCCACCTGCGCCACCAGCTCCAATAACGACAGCATAAGAATTTGAATTTGAAACAGATGTTGATAAATAAACTAATCCGCCTGCGCCTGATCCACCACCTTGCCCTAAACCATAGCCACCACCACCACCAGCAGCAATAGTTAAAATTTCAACAGAATAAGATTGCGAAGGAATAACATTAGAATATGTTATCCATCCTTGAGTTGCATCAACATAAACTAAAGATATAGATGCCCTACTTGTTGAAACAGTTCCATTTGCAGTTGATCCATCTAACTTTAATCCATTAGGATTAATTGTTAAATTATTAATGGCAAAATAACCAGCATAATCAGTTAAAATAATTTGCTGTCCTGCAGAAGCAGAAGCTGGCAAAGTTACTGTAATTGCAGATGATGTTGTATTAATTGGATAAGCATTATTTGCAGAAGCTGTAAAATTTGTTGTTTGAACAGATTGCCAAGTAATTGATGAGGGAGTTGTCCACGTTGGTGCGCCAGATCCATTTGAAGTTATAACTTGTCCTGCTGTTCCAGTTGAACCAGCAAGAGAAATAGTGCCACCAATATAAGCATTATTTGAATAAAAAGTATTGGTAGATGCGTTATAACCTACATGAGATGTAGTTGTATCATTTTGAAACTTTGTGCCGTCAAACCATACCAATCCTGCAACACTTGCAGTCGGTGATGTATAAGCAGTTTGATTTGTTCCACCATTAGCAATAGCAACAATTCCAGTTACATTTGAAGCTGTCCCTGTTGTATTTTGATTAAGAGTAGGAATATCTGCAGCAACAATAGCCCTAAATGTAGGAGCGCCTGATGACCCATTTGGAGCAGCTAAAACATAATTAGCAGTTTTAGAAGCATAAGGATTTTGCGTATCTCCATATCCTGATGACAAACTTATTGCAGGAGTTGCTCCACCACTAGAAGCTACAGGAGAAGTTCCTGTTACGCTAGTAACCGTTCCTGAACCTTTGCTATTAAAAGTATTCCAATCGGTGCTTGATAAATAACCGCTTGTGCTAGTCGTTGCTTGAGCAATAACTAAATGACTAGCTGATGTGCCTGATCCGCTTAATGGACTATCAGCCGTTACAGCAGTTAAATAACTACCTGCAGGCTGTTTATTGTTAAAAGTATTCCAATCAGTAGATGTCAAATATCCGCTAGTTGTTGTATTAGCGGCAGGCATACTGATTGTTGATGATCCTGTTGCAGAACTAACAGCTACAGGAGATGTGGCAGCTAAACTTGTAACCCCTGTATTGGCAACTGTAAAATTAGGATAAGTTCCACTTGTGTTAATTCCAGTTCCTGCTGTCAATGTAATAGTTTGGTCAGGAGCAGTATTTGTAATTGTTGTACCTGCAGTATTCTGTGATACAGATATTCCTGTGCTTGCAGTTATCTTTTGCGTAAAAGAAGGTCTAAGAATTAACTTCCCTGTCGTTCCTGAATGAGCATAAATAACTGCGGCAACCACAATAATCGGGCCACTTGTAGGGAATGTTTTAGTTAATCCACCTGTATAAGCGGAATTGTAATAAAGAATATTTCCATTTGCCCAAGTTTCACCAACTGAAGAACCGCTTGTGTCAATGCCATCTAATTGCCCAAATGTTTGAGCTAATCCATAAGAACCAATACTTATACTTTCTGCTGCCAAACCGACAATATATTGAGGAACAGTAACTCCTGTAGCAGGTGCAGCCAAAATATGTCCAGATGCACCTTCTGTACCTGTAAACATTAATAATTGGCCTTTTGTAATAGCAGAATCAGCTTTTACATAAATAAATTGATCTTCGCCAATATGCTGAGTAACATTGCCACCTGCCATACCCAAACCAAGGGTATTATTGCCGTCCCAACCTAATTGACCTGTTGTTAAAGCAGTTGCATAAGTGGTATCAAAAGCAACATAATCAGCAGTTGAAATTCCACCAGTAATACCTGATAAGCTAGTAATATCAGAGTTTGCACCAGATGCGGCAACTCCTGAAATTGTATGCTCAGAGTTCCAATCAGATGGTCGGACTAAACTTGTATCCGCTTCATCAGGAACGGTACTAACTTTGGTATGTTTTACTGAAATTGCCATTAGTTACCCCTAACAATCGTACCTGAAGTAATTGCTACTGTATCGTTTGTATTGATAGTCGTTGTATTTAGCACTAAATCTGCGCTAGATGTGCCTACAGAGCCATCCATAACTACAGTTGTGCCATCAGACTTAAAGATACGGAAAAAGCTTGTTGTTCCTGTTGCTACGGCTGTTCCATTGGTTACAGAACTAAATGTAAGCGTACCATTGCTGTCAGTACCAAAACCACCTGAAATAACTAACTGAACCAATAAGGTTTGTGTAGAAATAGCAGTATTAGCATTAGCAGGCTGAGTACCTGAATACAAATTAATCTTACATCCTGACCCAGCGTAAACAATTAAACCTTGTTGCTGTGCATCACGTGTTCCGTTGGAATACTGTAGATTAGATGCCATTATTTACCTTTACAGTTTCAACGCCCAAAACTTTACCGTTTTCATCACGAACTACTCGTTTAGGCGCATTATTTGTTTCATGTAATTGTTGCATCAATTGAGCCAAAAGCTGTGAAACTTGCTGATTATGTATAGCCATATTATCAATAGCTGGTTTCAATGGATGCTCACCTACGTTATTGTAAACAATTGAATCCTGTAAGTTCTTAGCGATTGCCATAGTTTCATTATAAGCGTCTGTGCCATCTGTAAATCCTGCACCGATACGAGCCGTTTCAATCTTAGTAGCGTTATTGACATAAGCCAATGTAAGCTCTTTTTCTTTATCAGCTTGAATCTTAGCTTTTTCAAGTTCCAATTCAGCTTGACGGTCAGCCATTTGACGCTCATGTTCCAATTGATTGCGATATTGGTTTTCACGTGCTTGCATTTCTTGCTTACTTGCTTCAGCTTGCATTTCAGCTTGAACTTTTTGCTGTTCAATCTGTGCTTCAAGTTGCATTTCTTGCTGTTTAGCCTGAGATTGCGCTTGAATTTTAAGCAATTCAGGATTTGGTTGAGGTGGCTTAGGTTGTTTAGACATTTCAGCCAATTTATTAGCTGTTTCGTCAATTTGCCCTTCAAGTTGCTTACCTGCATTAAATGCAGTTACCGCAAACTTCAACATTTCCATAGCAATAGGCACTAATTCAGGAGCAGCTTGCCCTAATGGGATAACTTTCTCAAAGAATTGACCTGTCATTTGTAAGAATTGCATACGATTCTGCTTTTCAGCTTCTTCGTCTTGGAAAATCATTGAATCTGTTGTTACTTCAATGCGGAAATTACCCATATTTGGGTCTTTTAGCATTGCCATCGCTTGAGGAATTAACTGCTGATCCTGTGGCGATAACTGATCTACTGCTGACATCTTAGCGATAGATTCAGGAGTAAAGTGTTTGCAGATAATTTGAGCTTTTAATTGCAATAATTTAGTAGCAAAATCAACTACGTTATGTTGCATAGTCTTTAATCGACCAGCAGCATTGTTTGATTTAATGATTTGTGCGCCTAAAGTTTCATTAGGGTCAGTCTGACCACGCTGAATGTCAGCGATTCCCATGATTTCATAGATTTGGTTCTTAACCTGTTCCATTGCTTGATAGCATTGAACTAATGCTTGAGCAAATGGAGCAATATCTACTAAATCTACAGCGCCACGCATACCTTGTTTTTCAGCAAAAGCTTGCCAATTTTTAACAGGGATTAATGTGTTGTTTTCGCCTTCAGAGAATAAACGCTGTAATTCTGAGTTAGAAGCGTCATAAACACCACGAACTTTTAATGCGTTAATCAAGCCATCAATACGGTCTGCCAATGTGTCAAGCTCACGTGCTTGGTCTTGATACATAGCAAAGTCAGGAATTGGCTCTAAGCTATCAGTTGTAAGCGTTGAATATAATGGCTTAGGACAAGGGAAAAATCCTTCTAATTCAAGCGGATCATCACGCTCATCAAGAATCTTACCCATTGACTTAGAAACCCATGTAACTTTTTCAGTTTCTTTATCCCAAATCTCATAAATACAAGCTTGATGCGCTTCATACAATGACTTCTCGTAAGAATTACCTTGCTCTGGCTTAGTATCTAAAGGAATTTGATAGCCCAAATCTTCGCCAAAACGCTCTACTAAAGCGTTACGGTTCATGTAAACCTTACGCCATATTGCAGTTACTTCTTCCCAAGTTCTAGCGTATGTATGACCAAAGTCACGCCAATGAACATAATCAACAGGAGCGCATTCGTACTCGATCTCCTCAACCATGTTATTTTCTTGGTCTTCTTGAGATTCATCGTAATCATCTACATCTTCTGTGATTTCATATCCATCATCAGGAGTTCCAGGCTTTGCATCAATATGTGGCTCATAACGAACCCAAGCCGTACCACGACCACCCATTAAACGGTCAAATACAGAAGATGACATTGAAGATTTGTAATCGCTGTAATGCTCTAGCTCATACTCCAAAGCACGTTCAAGCATCATAGAAGCAACACGACCTACAGGATCATTGTCTCTAAATCTACGGCTTACATCAGGTCTTGGAAGTCTAGCAAAAATAGCTGGAGTAATAGTTTGAACATTTGACCAAAGAATATTAAAACGAGCGCTTGGATTGTTTTGCGTTCTATCATAATCACGATAGCGCTTAACAATTTTATCGGCACGACCTTCCCATTTTTTGAAGGCTTTTTCATATTGGCCGATAATCTTGTACCAATATTCGTAATCTTTTCTTTCTGCCATATTTATATCCTACGGTATTTAGGAGTATTCGTCATACTCCACATATCATCCAAAGTTGCTTTGTTTTCGCCTATGTTCAATCCCAAAATTGGTTTATCTCTTGGGACTTCCTTATGCTCTTCGCTCCACGCTATTGCTAACATCCTAAATGCGTCTGCACCGTGAGAAGTCCAATCATGCCTAGGTCTATCCCTAAACATTTTTTTATCCTCATCGTACTCACGCTGATACTGACGTAAACACTCTATGCCATCTTCACACTTTTCTGCATCAAACCATGATCTCATTAGTGCAAGGCGAGAAGCTTGAATTCCGTCTTGTAATGATAAATTTGGTACTATTTTAAGCGATTCTAACGGAATTTTGTTAGAAATTTGTTCAATTATAGACTTTCCACCACTTGCTAGAGTTTTTGCTCTTGCATCATGGGGTAGCCAATGAGTGCCATATTGGTATGGTTTAGACTGAATAATGCCTGTGTAGTACGAAACTTGTTGGCCATTAGAGCTGTGATATTCAAGAATTCTAAGTTCCCCATGAACAACTTGAAACCACCAAATAGCGGTATCATCTGAATAACCCAAGTCCCATGCTGTATGAACAGGAAATATAGGATCATATTCAACTTTTGTAATTCTGCCTCTGTCTGCAGCCATACGCATTTCAACGCCATAAATAGCGCCTAGTATTTCAGCTTCAAAGTCACATTCAAACTCAGCCCTATATTGGCCATCAGTCATAGACTTATTGGCATCCAACAATTCTTCAGGCGGAATAATGTTGGTCTGGCTAGCCCTAAGCATCTTAACAAACCAAGCATCATCTTTTAAAGCGTTTTCATACACTTCATAGAATGCGTTATGACCTTTAGGAGTTCCAATAAATGTAGCCCATCCCTTACGGTCTGATAACAATGGTCGAATAATCTCACCCCACATACGAGGTTTCATATCCGCATATTCGTCTAAAACAATGCCGTCTAGGTATAAACCCCTAAGAGCATCTGGATTGTCTGCGCCAAATAATTTAATTCTTGAACCATTAATAAGTTCTACCCATAACTCAGACTGGTTAGATCGAGCCATAACAGGTTGAGCAAAACGTTGTAGATAATCCCATGCAATTGACTTAGCTTGAGCATAGTAAGGCGCTACATAGGCATAACGACCATTTTCTTTGCTTTCGATTAATGCTCGATAAATAAGGTCGTTAATGCAAGCAACTGTCTTACCGCATCTACGGTGTGCAACTACTACAGCCCAGCGTTCTTGTCTGTCGTGAAAGTCCTCAAATACGCTTCTAGGAGCATATTCAAGCTCAATCTCTACTTCTTCCAAGTAACCACCATACGTTGAGGTTGCTTTTCATCGCCTACTACTTCAGTTCTAGCAAGCTTAGGCGCAGCAAATTCAGCTAATTTAGCAAGCATATCTAATGCACCTTTAGGATCAGGTTTATTGTCCTCATCACCTACTGCTACTTGAGTAAGCCAAAGCTCTACGTTTTCTGAGTTATTTTCTAACAGTTGTTGAATGGTATCTCTGAACTGTTTAGTAACCTTATTAGGCGAACCCTTTGGTCTGCCATTTCTATTGAGATTTTCAATATTTCTCTTTATTTTATCGGTCATACCTTGCCTAAGTAATTAGTTAAGATAAGCGAAATATACTACAAAGTGTTGTTTTTATGCAACATTATTTAAG